GCTCTTGACATTGCAAAACCATTTTCGTAACATACGCCAGAGGTAACTCATGAAACTTTCAGAACACTTCGACTCCTCAGAATTCACCTGCCATTGTTGCGGGGAACTCCCCGAGCAAGGCATGGACCCGGCGCTCTTGGAAGTGCTGGAGCGGGTTAGAGAATACTTCGATGCTCCGGTAACTGTGGTTTCCGGATACAGATGTCCGAAACACAACGCCGAAGTTGGCGGGGCGAGATCGTCTCAGCATCTTCTCGGTACTGCCGCCGACATCAGGGTAAAGGGGATAAAGCCGTATGAGGTTTATCGGGCAGTCACAATGCAAATCATGGTCGGACGTGGCGGAGTCGGGAAGTACCCGACGTTCACGCATGTTGACGTTCGCAGAAATTTCGCGAGGTGGTGATGGAAACCTCACAGAACGGAATCGACTTAATCAAACGCTTTGAAGGATTCAGAGCAAAGCCATATCGCTGTCCTGCTGGTGTCCCGACAATCGGATACGGTCATACTTCCGGTGTTTCGATGAACGACCGCCCGATCACGGAAGCGGAGGCCGAGGAGCTTTTGCGCGATGACTTAGGAACATACGAGGGCTACGTAAACAAGTTCGTCACTGTCCCCGTGACGCAAGGCATGTTCGATGCCCTTGTGTCGTTTGTTTACAACGTCGGGCCGGGTAGGCGCGTGGGCGGCGGGTTTAGAAACTCTACGCTATTGCGATTGCTGAACGAGGGCAAGCTGATTGAAGCCGCCGCCGAATTCCTGAAATGGAACAAGGCTAACGGAAAGGAGCTCGCCGGACTCACGAAAAGGCGGGAAGCGGAGAGGAATCTCTTTTTATCCGGATTGCCCGGAGGTGCGGCATGAACGCGCCGGAACGCCTTTATCTGAAAAACCAGGCGGATTACACTCCGCCAAACGTTGACGTGTATCTTGACAACGACGCTGCGGATGATGTCGAGTACATCCGCGCCGATCTTGTCGCCGCAAAGGATGCGAAGCTGCGGGGTCTACTAACCGAAGTCATCGAACTGCGCGATGCCGTTCAGCCGTTGTCTGAACGAGAGGCGGGCATGTATTCGCACATATACCAGACGCTACGCCGTGCCGCCCTCGAAGGAGGTGCATCGTGACGTGGAAATCATTTGATGACGAAAAGCCCGAAGCGGGGAAGCCGTTTCTTGTGGCACTACTGCAAGGCGACAACTCCTTCCGCTATTGCGTTGCCGACAAAATCGAGATAGCCGCCGAGGGAGTCACGATACACTACATCCGCGCCAAATACTTTTGGCACGAATGGCCCACTCATTGGGCTTACATCGAGGACTAAATGGACAAACTCATCCCTTATATCATCGTGACGTTGGTAGCTTTCGCCGCCGGAGCGTTTGCTTTCAAGTCCTGCCAGTCTCCCAAAGTGGAGACTATCACAAACACGGTCAGCAAAACGGATACACTTGTCCGGATTGTCTCAGTCAAGCCCGAAGTGAGAGAGCGGATTGTCTACCGCGAAGTACCTACCCAAACGGATGACTCGCCGTGTTGGCCCTTACTCAAAGCCGCCTATGCCGATCTTGATGAGGCGGTGCAACAGAACTGGTATCTTTCGGAACTTGAAGTCGAGGGCGAGATCGAACAAGGTCCGGTAACGGGACGAATCGGTTTTTCAATGCCCCGCTTTCAGAACAGCGGACAGGGCTTTGTCTACGACCTCAGAGCGAAAGAGACAACGATAATTCAGGAGCCGAAGGTCTCATTCTTTGACAGGTTCGGGTATGGCCTACACGTTGGAGCGGGGGCAAGCCTCACGCCAGCGGGGACGTACCCGAGTGTCTACGTGGGGCTAGGATTTCAGTTTGATCTTACGGGCGCATTTTAGCGTCAAAATATAAACCAAACAGGAGAACAACATGGTAACGAAAAAGAAACAGTACGTCATCGTCCGCAGCTACGACGCGGGAGCTTTCGCTGGCGAACTCAAAGAGCACGACCGCGTGACGCGTCATGCGGTGCTTGCGAACGCCCGGCGTTTGTGGTATTGGTCCGGCGCGGCCAGTCTGTCCGAGCTGTCCCAAAAAGGTGTGAGCAACCCGAACGGATGCAAGTTCCCCGCCGAAGTGCCGGAGCAACTGATTGCAAACGTGATCGAGGTCATCCCGTGTACCGAAGCGGCGCGGGAGAGTATCGCAAAGGTGCCGCTATGGACGAAACACTGAGCTCCGGCGACGGCTCCGGCGACGGCTCCGGCGACGGCTCCGGCTACGGCGACGGCTCCGGCTACGGCGACGGCTACGGCTACGGCTCCGGCGACGGCTACGGCGACGGCTCCGGCGACGGCTCCGGCTACGGCGACGGCTCCGGCTCCGGCGACGGCTCCGGCGACGGCTCCGGCGACGGCGACGGCTCCGGCGACGGCTCCGGCGAAGGCCCCGGCTCCGGCTACGGCGACGGCGACGGCTCCGGCGACGGCGACGGCTACGGCGACGGCGACGGCTAAATGAAAATACGAGGGCAAACAGCCCATTCATTCACAATCACAGGAGGCCTCTCTGTGCTGAAATTTCTCAAACTCGCAGGACGCGCAACAAAGATTATCGGCGTTGCGGTCGGTGTCGGCGGCTGGGCCGCCAGCATGGTCTCGCCCGAGATCGGTGCTATCGTTGCCGGTGGTTCGCTCATTGTCGGTGATCTCATCGTGTTCGGTGGCGACCTCATGGACGATGGCAAGCTGAACAAGTCATTCACAATCGACGGATAGGCAACTATCCAGCGGGCGGGCGTCCCTACCTCGGCGCTCGCCCGCAACCATTAACCAAAGGAACAAAGGAGATGAATATGCAGAACTCTGATAGGACAAACATCACCGGATACGACGCTCCGCTTTCCTCGGAACTCGAACGAGCAGAGCAGGAGTATCTTCAAGAAATCAAGTCCGAGGAAGGGCAGACATCACGGATGCTCTTGATCACGTTCACGGCAGTCGTAATCGTGTTCGGTGCGCTCACGATCTACGCGGGGATGAAGCTGATTGATTGGGTGATGCCATGACGCAAGAAAAAGACGATGTGACTTTAACTATAGCGGACGATACCCGGCCCGAGCTGGATTGTATCATGGTTATAAAAAACAGATTTGTCTTTTTCGGACTCAGCTATTTTGGTCAGTGATGAAATGGACTACTTAACAAAGACCTATTCGGACAAACCGTTTACCGTCTTGACGGACAAATACGAAGTTCGGATAAAAAGGATTGGTGATGCCGTGAAATCCTGCACCACTTGCGCCTATTACTCCCCGCACCCCTGCCAACATACAAGCGGGGAAGTGGGCGACTGCTATGCAGATGACCGGACGATTCGGAAGATATTCGACACGGAGGCACGAAACTGTGACGGGTTCGGGTATGAGCGCAAACCGCAACCGCCAGAACTCGACACGGAGAGACGCTATCCCTGTCCTGATTGCGGGGTGAGCCATGGGTAATTTTACTGAATATATGAATGACAGGATATACCGTCAGTTTGGAATGGGAACCGTTGTTGCGATAGGCGAGCAAAAAAACAGCGCATACTTTGCGGATACATACGTCGACCTCCATAACGCCGATATAATTTGCAATCTGGAAGCAGAACTACCCGACATCTACGCGCATCATGTGAGACTCGGTGAAGTGCTAGAGCATTTGACGAACGACGCGCAACTCCTCAGACACCTTAGAGGCAGAACGGAATCCATACTCGTGACCGTTCCTTACTACGGGGAAGCACCGTACCATGTGAGACTGCATAACAGATGGTCAATCACTCAACTACTCGGATACACGGGGTGGAAGGTTGTCAGATACATCCCCCGAAAGTCACCAAGACTTGACAGACCAATAGCATATCTGAGAGGAGTATTCGGGCAACGAATCAACAACTTGTTTTTTGCTCTCAACAGCATTTTACCTATCAAACCGAACGGAGGGTATTTCTACTGCATACCCGATAACAGGGTGAAAGATATCAGCGTGATGAATAAGGCGTATTTCGGAGCAACCCACGAATGAAACTCCAAGCGCATCATAGAACCCTCGACAAGTGGTTTTCCCTCTACATCCGCAAGAGAGACACACCCGGATTCTGTTGCACCTGTGGGGCAGACTTGACTTTCGAGACATCGGACTGTGGGCACTTTATTTCCCGAGACCATATTGCAACACGATGGGACGAAAGAAACGCTCACGCTCAGTGTAGGAAATGCAATAGGTTTCAAAGCGGGAAGCAGTACGAACACGGAAAATGGGTCGATAGGATTCACGGAAAAGGAACAGCGGATATTCTACTCTGGAAATCCAAAGCCCCGGCGAAGATCTCAAAGGACGAGATTCTAGCAATGACGAAACGATACAGACTGATTGTGAAAGAGGGTGCATTTTGATGCCCGAACCGAAGAGCGGGCAAGCCGCCGTTCATCCAACGGTAAGACCCGGACCCATTCATCCGACAATGCGGGTTCGACCCCCGCACGGCGGCGAGCTTGTCGTTCAACGCATGCCGACACAGGAAGAAGCCGCTTTGTACAAGATCGAGCACCGGCGAGACGAAGATGGGGCCTCGCGGATCCGCGCCACCGCAATACCTGCCCGCGCCGCAGTGGAAGGGGGTGAGGAATGACGCATCCAAAGTTTGGTGACAATGTTACGAACACCGCCGCAGGGGACAGCAACCCGCGCAAGCATGGCCTTTTCGTCCGCGTTGTACGTAGTACGGGAAAGGTGAATCCCGGCATATGGTATGAATGCACCGACGGCAAAGGGGATTTCTGGCAGACCGACTCAAGGTCGATTGTCCCCACCCTCCCCGAACAGCCGGAGACCACAATGACCATTACGCTCCAATGTCGATGCGGCGACCGTTACCCGTACTTGATCGTGGACACTGACAATGGCGCGGTGGTGGAGCTGGACAGTCAGGTAATGTGTGTCAACTGCGCGATGACGGCAGAACAGCCGGATACGTGCGAGTGTTCTTGGGTGAAAGGTCCAATCTCCAGCACTCACAACTACGTGCATCCCGCGATTGTGCATTATCGGAACGACGAGGACGGCGGGGCGGGATACGGAATCGCTTGCGGCAGTCACGATATGGCGGGAGTGCCTTTTCTCCAGCTCACAGACGGCGGCGACATCCCGGCAAAATGGGTATTGCGGTATTTCGTCCTCGGTGGTCCTGATCCTATAACCATCAAATCCGGGAGGGAGTGAAATGACAAAATCGCAAAAGGCGCTCTTGTCGCCATTGGCCGATAAAGTCGGAGAAGTCCTTATGTCAGACGATCAGACTTTGGAGAAATATTATCAAGCATGTTCTAGCGTGAGCGAAACCAACTGCGGTTGGGCGACCTATCACATCGGGCGTATGCTTTTACCGCTGATTGCGGATGAGCAAAAGCGCCGCGCCTTCACTTCAAAATCCGGGAGGGAGTGATGCGCGTCCTCATTGGCAACATGTTCCTGCACACAATCGGCGGCAGCGAATCCTTCACGCACGCTGTAGCCGAGGAACTTCTACGGCGCGGGCACGAGGTGGACCTGTTCGCCCCGAACTCAGGCGCATCCGTGTACGCCGACGATTTGGGGATTGAACTGAATCAGTTGCACGGAGACTATGATGCCGCGCTTGTGTCCCATTACCCCGTTGTCAATATGGTCCTTGAAAAGTTTTCGTATTTGGAAGGGCGAATTATCCAAACGTGTCACGGGCTTATTCCTACTCTCGAAAAGCCCAACCCATGGGCGCGACTTGTCGTAATCTCAGAGGAAATCCAACACGTTCACGGCGGCACGCTCGTCCGTAACGGCGTGAATTTGGATCGCTTCAAGCCGAGTCATCCGTTGCCCGAAAAGCCCGAGCGTTTGCTTTCCCTGTCTCAGTCAGATGAGTTCAACGCGATGCTCTCCGAGGTCTGCTTCAAGCGGGACATCGAACTGAGGACAAGAAACAAAAACGTGAACCCTGTTTTTGACGTTTCCACAGACATCATGTGGGCTGATATTGTCGTAGCTATTGGTAGAAGTGCCATTGAAGCTATGGCGTGCTGGAGAGCTGTTTTACTGGCGGACAACAGAGCATATCAAGGGCCTCTTTCTGATTCATGGGCGGGGATAAACATAGCGGACGGGCTAGGCCCGGTCGGATCAAACTACTCCGGAAGGTACTTTCGGTTCCAAGCTACTCAGGCGCACATCGAAAAAGCGTTGTCGATCTATCAGCCGGAACTTGGCACTTGGGCGAGAAAACAGGCCGAGTACGATCACGATATCAGACGGAACATTCAGAGATACTTCGAGATTGTGAACTAACCAAAAATGAGGAACAAAATGAATTTTACTAAAGCCAAACGGCAAGCCGCAGCTAAGTTCATCATCACCGGCGAACAAATCAACGACCTTATCCATTCAGAGCGGCTAATCGACCAGAACGAGGCGATGCTTCTTGCGTTGCCGCTTGCCAAAGACCCTCCCGTCCTTGTGGCTGTATGGGCGCGTGACGGTGCAGAATACATGATGCGTGTCGAGCTGCACTTCGCCCCCAATGAAAACGGGACAAGCGTGGTGCTTCATATCCCAGATGATTATCTTGACGTAAGAAAAAAGCACGGACCACCGGACCGATGGGAGCGGAAGCCTCTGAGCGAATACGGCGTAATGTACACGTCCGGCGACGCTTGCGAGTTCTTCTCCGCAACAGGTACTCCGGAAAACACACATATCCCCGAAGAATATCGAGAGCAACTATCGGCGCTTGGTTACGAATAGTGAATTGACAATGCCGAACCCTTTACGTACCTTCCCGCATGGAAATCGAAGACCGGTCCTTGCTTATCCGTTGGCTCAGAGAGCGCGAAAAGCTGCAAGCACTGGTCAATGGCGAATGCGAGAAGAGAGAAAAAGACAGGACGATTTACTACTCGATAGACCATGATGAAGAAGGAATTGAAATTGAAGATGAGGAATAGCGATAGCCAGGAAAGCTGAAATACCGGAGAAGAAGAACAAGGGCGGTAGGCCGTCGAAGTACAAGCCAGAGTTCTGCCAGTCGGTAGAGTCCATGATGTTTGAAGGCATGAGCATTGCCGAAGTGTGCCGCGAATTGGGAGTCAACTGGCAAGCCTTTAACGATTACCGCCTGAAATATCCTGAGTTTTCACTAGCCATAAAAAATGGCGAGTTCGCTTCCCGTGGATGGTGGGAGGGCGAGGGCAGAAAGAATATCGACAACAAAGAGTTCAATTCCGGTCTTTGGTACATGAACATGAAGAACCGCTTTGGGTGGAGAGACAAACCCGAAGAAGAACCCGACCGCCCCGCGTTTGATGGACGGGAATATGTCGAATAGCATCAAATGGAGACGATACGACGAACACGGGAACGAGCTGTATCATCAGTCGCAGTGGGATTTTCTTAAATGCGATGCAGAGGTATCTGCTTTCGTTGGTGGCCTTGGTTCAGGAAAAACGCATATTCTTCTCCGGAAATCCCTCGACGCTTTTCTCTTCAAGCGCAATCCCAAAGGCCAGTCATCGGGCATGGTCGTATATCCTACCTACGGACTGGCAGAGGAACTTTTTGTCGATCCGTTCCAAGAGCTGCTAGACTCATTGGGGATCGACTACGATTACAACATTTCAAAGTTCACGTTCAAATCAAGTTACGGACGAATCCGGCTTTTTTCTCTCCAGCGTCCTTCACGAATTGTCGGCAGCGCGTACACATGGGCGGCGTTTGATGAGTTTGATATTGAGTCGTGGAAGAACTGTCACACGGCATGGTTAAAAACAACGGGACGAATGAGGGGATGCGAGAAACCACAAATCTTCATTGTGACTAGTCCCGAGGGGAAGCACTACACGTATCAGCTTTTCGTCACAGACAATGACGATAACAGCCGGAAGCTGTTCAGGGCAAAGACAACCGATAACCGGCACTTGCCTAAGAGCTACGTTGAGCTGATGGAGAAGAACTACGACGCTCGCTTGATCAAGGCATACAGAGACGGGGAATTCGTGAACTTGACTCAGGGGCAGATTTACTATGCGTATTCAGACGCGAATCTCTCAAATCTCCAATGGCAGCAGGGAGCGCCCGTTGTGCTGATGTGGGATTTCAACGTAGGGGATAAGCCGATGACGTGTATTATAGCTCAGGAGTCAGGGGACAAGATACACATCCACGCGGCACTTTCTCAAAGGAACTCGAACACATACCGCATGCTGGAATATTGCGTTGAGACTTTGAGGACGCTCGGAAGTCTCCCTTCGGTTGTTGACCTCTACGGCGATTACGCTGGGAGACACAGATCAAGTAACTCCGACCTTGAAGATTGGACGATCATAAAAAAGCACTTCGCGTCCCTTAATATCAGAACAAGGGATTGCGTCCAAAGGACACGTTCAGTTCGTGCGGCGGTCAAGTCCGTAAATCACAACCTCGAATCAGGCGTGATCCAGATTCAAAAGGGCGAAATCACAAAGCCTTTGCAAAGAGACTTGGAACTCGTAGTTTGGGATGCGGATGGATCGAGAGAGGACCAATCAGATCCGGAACGCTCTCACCAGTCAGCTGCTTTACGCTACTACATCGACGCGGCGAAACCGATCATTCAGCGGATTAAAAGATACTAAGGTGTGAAATGCAGGAACAAAGCACGCAGTTAGGCAAGACGGAAATCTACTACCTCTCTCAGCTCAGAGGGGATATGGTCGGTCTATGGGATGCGACACTCAAAGAGGAGGGAGTGGGGTGGTTAGCTAAAGACAACCGAGGTCTGGCGTATCTTGACACCTCCGCCGAAATCGACTCGCTGATCGAATACGAAAAGCTGATGTCCTTTTACAAAGGCGGAGAGGACGCGAGAAAAAACCGGATACGGTTTCTTGTCGATTATGTGAAGTCGTATTACTCTACTTCGACAATCCGTGACCAGGCTTTGCCTACAATCACGTTTGTCCCTCGTGTGGTGAAAAATGTTTCATTGCTCTACAAGGACGGGGCAGAGAGATGGTTGTCAGAGGAACCCGCTGATAAGAAATATCAGGACGTAATCGCAAAAGCCAGACTGGGTATGCAGTCGAAGGCGTGGCATAGAATCTACAAACTCTGCGACCTCGTGGCTGTTCAGCCGGTGGTAAAGGAACGTAGAGGAAAGAAGATCCTTTCCTACAACGTGCATTCCCCCAACAACTTCCGCATCCTCGTTGACGATAACGGCAAGCTCACGAAGTTCATTTACTCGTCTCATCTATGGCGCGGGGACGTGATGATGAGAGATGATATTCTCGTCGTTTGGACGGATGATGAGCACTATTATCGTGATCGAAACGGGACAAGGCACGAGTTCGAGGGAAGCAACGGATCGAACCCTTACGGGGAAATCCCCGTAGTGCTCATGGCGAAAGATGCGGCCGAACCGTTAGACGGGGGGATGTCATCCCTTGTCGAAGCGAATCTGCATTACCTTTACATGCGAATGCTTGAAACAGAAGATGCGACGTATGCCGCCATCAATACCCCCGTGGAAATCAATTTTCAGGAGCAGTCGCAGAACGGAGACGGGACGGTCGAAAGAGGCCCCCGTGAGCCTTTGCGTATCACCGTCTTGGATTCGGATGTGGATCCTGATTTCAAGTATGTGTCAGGCAACCCCCATTGCGGAGTTCTTAGGGAGCTTGGAGAGAAAGAAGAGAAGTCCGCCGCAATGAGAGAGGGCATGTCCGCCGCGATGATGAGCGAAAACCCGATGGAGCTTTCGGGAAAAGCTATCAAGGGCATGATGTTGGAACTCTTGGAGCAGAGACAGGACGATGCCATCGTCATGCAGGAGTACGAAGAGGAGTTATACCAAAAGACCAGAATCGTTGCCGAAGTGGAGATGAACGTGGCGCTTCCAGAAGAAGGTTTCAACATCGAATTCCCCGACCCTCGTTTTATCGATGAACCCGCAGATGAACTGGAATTCTCGTTGAAACTTAAAGAGCAAGGTTACATCTCAGACCTTGACATCTACCGTCAATTCGTCTCCACAAGAGACACAGACGATGAGGCGATAAAGTCCATGCAGCAAAACGCAATTCAGAACAGGCGCAAGGCGGGTATCGCGGGACTCTTCACGGGGACCGGTGCAACACCAGAGGAAACGGACGCACGGAATAACCTGTTGGCCGGGCAATGACACACGACCAGTACGCCGGGTCAGTACGCGAGCTAAACGCGAAGATGCGTGAAGCTATCGGCAAGATTGAGACCTTGCAGCTCACGAAACAGGAACGCGCCGTAATCGA